GTTGGCACGGGCTCGATTGGTGCGATCGGTGGGAGGGCATCGGGTTCTTTGGCAGCTGTAGTGTCAGCGGGTGAAATTGTTAGTGATATTTTCGCTGTCGGTACTACCTATGAAAAGAGAGATGCACTAATTCTTAATTCCCTAAACGGCAACAAGAAAGCCGCAGCGGAAGCAACTGCTTTGATTAAAGATTTTGCTGACAAAAGCCCTCTTGAAATAGAAGAAGTAGCAAATTCATTTATGCGGCTTACTGGACTCGGCATTATTCCGACAAAGCAAGAGCTTATTCAGATGTCAGATGTTGCCATTTCCAAAAACAAGACGATAAAAGACTATGTAGAAACGATTGCGGATGCCCAACAGGGGGAATTTGAACGCCTCAAAGAATTTGGCGTTAATGCTAAAAAAAGCGGTGATTCTGTCATTTTTACCTACAATGGGGTTTCAACAACCGTAAAAAACACCCAAAAAGCAATCTCTGATTATCTGATTGGTCTTGGCAAGTTACCAGGTATTCAAGGGGCTACCGAAAAGTCAGCACAAACGCTGGCTGGCAAGTGGTCAACTATGAAAGACAACCTTAAAGGCATTGCAAATGACATCTATAAATTTGTTGCACCTGCCTTAACTTTTCTCTTAGAAAACCTAAACAGAAGCATACAGCGTGTATCGTTGCTTATTAACTCTACCATGAATGGGTTTAAGCTGATTGGTGCGTTTCTAAGCGGTGGAACAGCAGGATTAGCGACAAAAAGGGCAGAACTAATCATAGAAGCACAACAAAAAGTAAAAATAACTAAACCTACTGAAAAGTCTGAGCTTGACAAATTACGAGACGAATTAGCCAAAATTCTTGATAACCCAACTGCTCCAAATGGCCCATCCAAAGCCGACCAAAACAAACTCAAAGCCGACCTCGAAGCCCGTGCCCAACTTATAGCCGACTACGCCCGTCGCCGCCAGCTATTGGCTGAGTCTGAGGCCAATCGTGAGGTGCTACGTTTGGAGCAAGAAACCGAAAAAACCCTCATTGAGCTACAAAAACGGGGTCTTTCAGAGAAAGAATACGCCGATATACGGGCAATTTTAGAGGACGAGTTAAAAGAAAAAATACTCGCCATTCGGCAAAAACAATATGCCGAAACCGATAAATTAGCCAAAGAAGCCGCCGAAAAAGCCCGAAAACTGGCCCAAGATACCGCTCTGGCCATCAACGAGGCCGACATCTACAAAGCCGAAAAAGCCTACGAAGCCGACGAACAGGCCTTTGCCGATGCCCTCGATCGCAAAGCCACCCTCAAAGAACTCGCCGACCGAAAAGAGCAGGCCAAAACCAGCCTCTATGCCGTGCTTTTCCGCAAAAACTATGACCTGTTTTTACAAGAACAGGCCGAAAGTTTTGGCAAAGCCGAAGAAGAAAAGCACCTTATTGCCCTCAAATACGACCTACTGAGGCAGAAGTTAGCCGACGAAAACAGCAAAAAACTCGCTGGGCTTTCCGAAGCACAGAAGAAAAAGGCCATTAAGGATGCCGAAGATGAATTTAAGCGTAAAGAAGAACTCCGTGCCGCCTACCTGCAAGTAACCGCCACCGCCATTGGTGCAGCATTAGACCTGTTCAAGATTGGCTACGACAAAGAAGAAGCCGAAGCCAACCGCTCGTATGATCGCCGCTTGAAGGGCCTCGAAAACACCCAGAAATCCGGCTTAATCAGCGAAGATGCCTACCAAGCGGCCAAAGCCCAGATAGAGCAAAACTACACCAACCAAACCCGGGCCATCAAGCGCAAGCAAGCCGAAGCCGACAAGCTCAACGCCATCTTTCAGGCGGGTATTCAGGGGGCATTGGCCATCATCAAGGCGGCGCCCAATATCCCACTGCAAATTGTGGCTGGTATCACTACGGGTATCCAGTTAGCCAAAATCATCGCTACACCCATCCCCGAGTTTGCCGTAGGTGGCAACACCCCAAGCGTAGGCACGCTCGCTATGGTTGGCGAAAAAGGCCGTGAATACATAGTACCAAACTGGATGCTCCAACGCCCCGACGTAGCTGCTATGGTCAATTCTCTGGAAACCATCCGCACCCGTGGCAACACCATAGCCAATACCAACATCAGCAACCAAGCCATAGCCCCCAACAACTACACCACCACCACTACCGACCCACTGCTACTGGCCACGCTAACCAAGTTACAGCAACGCCTCGATGAACCCATCCAAGGTGTATGGGCCTGGCAAACGTTTAAGGATGGCTACGATCAGATTTTGGACATCCAAAAATCTGCCATGGTATCAAAATAACAAAAGGCTTCCAGATTGGAAGCCTTTTTTATTTGTATTTGCAAGGGTTCAGTGTCCTTTCTTCCCCAAAAATAAGCATAAATCTTTGGGCAAACAAACCTTCACGACCTATGCCCGAAGCCGCTCTTACACGCCTGCCCATGGTGTTTTCTGATATGCCGGTAGTACTGACAGTACCCGCCGCCCCGCCCGAGTTAGATCGCTCTAAGCTACGCTACTGGGGCAAGCTCAAAACACCCATCTTTCCGGGGGCTACCATCTTCGACGAAACCACCCTCTTTGCCTCCGAAAAACCCGACGGCACTGGGGCTGATTTCTACGTAAGTAACATCTTGCGTAACCTCAAGAAGATTACGCCACTCCCACCAGACCCCAACGCCACCGGTATATTTTGGGCCAACCAAACCATTGAGTTTGTGTTAGAATACGCCTACTATGTAGATGGCGTAATCTCCGGTACTTGGCAAACCCTCACGCCGTCACAATACACCTTCAAAGGCGGCCTCTCGTTCGACGATTGGGTCGGTTGGGGCAATAAGTTCTTTACCGATTACCTCACCAGCACACGGCAGTTCCTGACTTGGCAGCCGAATAACAAGTACGTTGACGAACGCCAAAAGGAGTATCTCTACTACCTTGTCAACTTCACGCCACTGCCTACCAAGTTGCAGCTCTGGTGCATGGCCACCTACGAAGACGGCTCTACCGAACTCATCAAAGCCGCCGAAATAGGCCCCGTAGGCCAGTACCGTGTATATGGCATGGCCGTGGGCTATCGTGCCTTGGGTTTGCATCTCAAAACCAAACGCACCCACTCATATCAGGTGTATTTGACCAACCAAAACGGCGACACCCTGAGCGAAGTCCGTAGCTACATTGTTGATGATATTTACTACGAAAACCCCTACTATTTCCTTTTCCGCAACTCCATCGGTGGCTACGACACCATGCGTTTCACTGGCGAAATCGAAGAATCGTTGAAGTCCGAACGCCAAACCGCCAGCCGCTTTCTTACCAACCAAGTTGGGCGGGATTTCCGGGAAAACTACGAAATATCAGTAGCCTCTCAGCGTGAAATCAGCATCGCTACTGGCTTCCTGAGCGAAGGCCCTTGGCTCGACTACCTGCAAGAGCTCGAACGCTCGCCCGAAGCCTACCGATTGACCGAAACCGGCATGATACCCCTGCTCAACTCAGGCAATCAGTTGTTGTATTACAAGAAAACCGAAAAGCTCCAAGCCGCCAACTTCAAATTCCGCTACGCCCCCACCGAGGCGTTCTACTCCGTTATTTCCGATGCCCAAGATGCCATCATCCCCCCACCGGTAGATGACGACGACGACACCCCACCACAAACCGAGTTTAACCTAACTGTGCTGATTGATGTAACAAGCCGAACCCCAGCCGATGGCGACAGCTACACGGTGTCGGTGGCTTTGCTCAACAACGAACCCGTACCCATTACCACGGCCATCTTGCTGGTGGTATTGCCTACTGGCATCAGCTTTGTGTCATCGGCCGACCCCCGTGTGGCTTCCGACGACCCCAACGTTACCATCACCTTTCCGTCCGTTGCTCCTGGCGACGTAGCCCTGGCTACCTTCGTGGCCGACATCACGGGTAGCGTGGGCGCAACGCTCATTATCCCCGTCGAGATTGACAGCATTGCCAACGGCACGGCCATCGGCACTACCACGGCCAGTGTTTCGCTTACTATTTCCGACGGATCTGAGCCACCGGTGCTTGAGGGCTGGACCGACACCCCACGCCACACCTTCACCCCCACCACTACCCGTGGGGTCTATAATCCGGCCAATATTCCGCAGTTTGCAGCTCCGGCCACCAAAAAACTCATCTGGATGGGCGCAGGCCGCAACTACTTTACGGCTACGTCCGACGATGTTTTCGACTACGGCTTCACGCACTTGGTTCAAAACTGCATGGTGGACGGCGTAGAATACTATTCCAACATCGGGGCTATTCCGCCCGGCTATGTGTCGCCCATTCCGCCCGAAAAACGAGTGCTTGTGATGGGCGGTAGTTACTACACCCAAGATGCCTTCGGGTTATTGTGGGCCAACGATTACAACCAATATGCTGCTGCCTATTTCGAGAACGTATCAGGCAAGCCCAACCATCCCGACAATTCGGCCTACAATGCCATTTGGCGCAACCTGGGCGGGGCTATCAGCGAAATAGGCGGCTTTGGTGCGCTATACAACGAGAGCGCATTCCCTTACGCTATAGTGCTGGATGATGTAGAAAACGACGGCGATGGCGACGAATCATTCTGGCAAGAACACGTCAACTTGAAGCTGCACCAGCTTCGCAAACTCAAACTCGTGATGGGTAGCGGCACACTGCTGCTCTGCCACGACACCCGGGCGTTCAACTGTTATTCCGACCCCAAGGCTTCGCATTATAGCTCCGACCCTAACCACGCCATGTGGGACGCTCAGGCAAAGCTCACGTCGTCGTCAACAGGGCGAGGGATGCCCGTTGATAACCATAACCGCATTGTGCGTGACCAACCCGACCGCAACCATGCCGGCAACTACTATTACGACTGGGAGCTACTACCCGAAGGCACCTACAATACCACCGCCTACGCCCAAAGCCAGGGCTACCCCACTACACTTACGCTCAACCACCAAACAGGCGTAAACTGGCTGTGCAACCTACTGGCCAACCAAGAGGTTAACGACATTCGTAGCCCCAAAAAACGCATCGCCTGGGTTTGGCTATTCAATAACGACGGCTTTGTTCACCTCAAAAAACGCTACCCCCGCCTTGATAGCGGCTACATAGAGGCCGACAATAGTTATCCAGACATCCCCCTTACGCCCGAAATGGCCGAAGGCTCTGCCGTATGGCTATTCTTCACCGGTGCCGAAGGGCTTGTTTTGTGGGATAACGTGGCCAACCTTGGCGGCACGGCTCAAAGCCCCGTTACCATTAGTAACACTTACAATAGCAGCTACACCGGCCAAGCCATTGACCGCCTCTATGCTGTGTATGAGCATTACCTACACGGCCTGTGGCGGCTATTCAATCACCACGCCGATATGTTTGATGGTACAGAAACTTATTTGAACCAAAACACCGACCTGAGTTTCGACGGTGGCACGTCTTGGCACAAATACAACGCCGTGCAGCTCAAAGAGCTTGGTTTGCCATTTGCCAGAGCCATCGTAAAAGGTAATCAGATTTTGGTGTGTGCCCAAAAGCCCTACGCCGACGATGCCTACACCGAAGCATTCCTGATCCGCTACAACACAGGCGGGTACAATTTCCAAGCAACCATTACCCTAACCGGCAAAGGCGTATGGCTCAAACGAGCCACCATGCCCTTAGCCTAAACAATAAGCCCCTAAACTCCCCCTCTCCAAAATGGAGAGGGGGCAGGGGGGTGAGGTTCATCCCATGAAATTCCGCCTACTCATTGCCAATCAGGAGGCATCGTTGCCGCCTGATTTCAAAATTAGCTTCCAAAAAAACAGCCCCTTCCTGAGCGATCAGCAAGAAGGCGAGCTGTCGTTTCCGTTTAGACTGCCCAACTCGCAAGAGAACCAGGCTATTTTCGATTTCGCCGAAAACCTGCAAGCGGGCTCGGCCAACAAACGCAGCTACGACGCTGATTTTTGGGCCGAAGGAGATATTCTACTCGCTGGCACGTTTGAATTGCGAAGTATGGGCAATCAGTACGTCGGCAATTTGGTTGTTCCACTGGGCAACGTGCCGGAGGCATTCTGGACACGCAAACTGACCGAACTCGATTTCGGATCCGAAACCTTCGACACCACCGAGGTAACAAGCAACCTGTACAGCGTCGAAATGCCCGACCTACCCAAGCTGCTCGACATCGGCGATGCCGTGGCGTTTTGGTTTTTGCGAAACGGCACGTCGCTGGGCTCTATTACCATAGACCTAACTACCTACAAACCCCGCACTACTACCGAAGAAATGCTCGGTATGTTAGTCGGTCAGCTGCAAGACAACTTCCCCAGCCCCAACTATGTGTCGGCCCTCAAAAACACCTTCGTGGTGGGCCTCGATGCCGACAGCACCGACACCTACGGCATTCAGGTAGTGTTACCAGCTCGCTTGGGTAGCACTACGTTCTTTAACGTCAATTTCTATCCACTCACCCAAATTGTTTACGACAGCCCCGCCGATTTCGCCGACGATGCCATCGGCAACAATCCCGACGATAACAACTACGTTTTTCCGCTTTTTGAAGACGAAAACTTCTATCCCAAAGACAGCAACAAAATGTGGACGGGGCTTGTAAACTATGCCGACGAAGACGGCCACTTTACGGCCAATACCGCCACCAAACCAACCAAATACACGCTGGTGCCTCAGGTGTTTTTTACGTGGTTTTTGCAAAAGCTGGGTGAGCTAATGGGCTATCAGGTGTCGGGCAGCATCCTAACCAATTACTCGCTCAAAAGACTCGTGGTGTTCAACTTACAGTCGCTTGACAAACTCGCTCCTGGTACCAAGTTTCCGTTCAATATTTGGTCCGACACCATCACATTTGCCAAGCACTTGCCGCCCATCACGGCGCAAGAGGCACTCAACGCCATGCGTAATGCGATGGGCATCATTTTCGATTTTAACGTATTCACCAAACAGCTGGTGATTAGGCTACGCTCCGAAGTAATGGCCAACACCACCAAAAGAGATTGGACCGACCGAGTGGGCAAGGTTTATGAAAAAGAAGGCCAAGACCCGGTGTATTACCAGCTCGTTAGCGAACTCGATGGCGGCGACGAACTCGCCAAAGATACCGACCCTACCTTTGACAGCTATCCGCCAAAGGCCACCGTAGCCGCCAGTGCCAACAAATACACGCAGATTAGCACCAAGCTGAGCACTATTTCGGTCGCTACCGAAAACGCCCAGATCCCCCTCAGTTATGAGGTTGTAAACGGCCTGCTTACCGTTACCGCCTTCACTACGCAGGTAGTAAGGAAGCCGGGCAGGGTAAAGCAAGCGGGCGTGTCGCCGCTCTATGATCAAGACAAAAACACCTACGCCTTTCGGCTTGCTTTTTTTGACGAAACCACCCGACAACTCGAAAACCAGCGAGACACTCCCTTCATCCCCGCCGACCAGCGTTATAGCATGGCCTGGGGTGGCAACAACGGGCTTTATAATAAATTCTGGAAAGATTACCTGTCTTTCGTAAGCAACGCCTACGAAGTCAAATTTGAGGTAGTAATGAGCCTCCAAGAAATCGCTCAGTTCAATTTCTTTGAGCGAGTCCACATCCTGGGCTTAGACTACTTCGTGAAGCAAATCAACTACGAACTTTCCGCCACCTCCGACAAAATACAAGCACAATGGATCTGCTGGCGGGCGTAGGAATATTTTGTGTTAGTTTTTAGGAATATTTTATCCCGTTTTTTCGGACACAAAAAAGCCCCTTAGTGTAGGGGCGAAAAAGGACGGGGATTAGATTATTGGTCTCTACAATATAATTGCTGTAGCTTCCCAACATTGAACATCTACATATTTCTTGAACTCTACCTTGATGCCTATGTCCGAAAATGGGGCTTTGTTGGGCTTTTTTTGCTCGTAGAGCGAGATGTCGCCGTCTGAGTCTAAGAGTGTCCAGCAGTCCATGTCATCAAGCATGGCCTCGCCTATGCTGACAGCTTCTAATTCAATAGCTTTTGCTACGGTTACGATTTTGGTTTTCATGTTATTGGTTTTTTAGGTATGATCGCCGCCGCTGGGCAAGAATAACTTGTCATCATAATGAGGTTCCCTTTAATGGTAAAAAAACGCAAGGCCAACAGCCGACTGGTTCTATTTGCCACCTGCAAGGGTGTACGATACCTTCGCTTCTGTCCTGATACCTTGCAATATCGCCTTGCGTTTGTGTCGTTAAGGTACAAATTCTTTATGACGTAACGAAAGAATCTGTTTCATTGCCTTGTCGTAACCGATTGTCTGTTCTTTTTCTACTAAATCGTCTGC